GTAGCTATAAACATGGGAGCTAAAATCAACGCAAGTGCTATATTGTACCGAATGGACAAATTAGACGGAACAAATGAGTTCTACGAATTTTTAGGTCAAATGGAGGAAGACGCTAATGAATAACCGCGAACAAATCGAACAGTCCGTTATAAGTGCTAGTGCGTATAACGGCAATGACACAGAGGGATTACTAAAAGAGATTGAAGACGTGTATAAGAAAGCACAAGCGTTTGATGAAATACTTGAGGGTTTACCTAATGCTATGCAAGATGCACTCAAAGAAGATATTTATCTTGATGAAGCAGTAGGAATTATAGCAGGTCAAGTTGTCTATAAATATGAGGAGGAGCAGGAAAATGACTAACACATTAACAGTAGATCAATTACAAGAGTTATTACAAATACAAAAGGAGTTTGACGATAGAATTCCAACACTTAATTTACAAGATAGTAAGGTTGCGTATGTTGTTGAATTCTTTGAATGGTTTAATACATTGGAAACGTTTAAAAACTGGAAAAAGAAACCAGGTAAGCCATTAGATGTGCAGTTAGATGAGTTAGCAGACATGTTGGCGTTTGGATTGAGTATTGCGAATCAACAATCAGACGATATGGAAGAAATTTTGGATTATGTAGAAGATGGCATTTTTACCGATTGTATAGATAGTGTTGAAATTGATTTTAATGACAGTGATATAGTTGATGAATTTATGTCAGATATAGACGAATTATACAACGGTTGGTTTAGTATTAATTTATTCTTACCATTCGCTATTGCAATCCAATACTACACTATCGACAAACTCATCTCAGCTTATAAAAAGAAAATGGAGCGAAATCATGCAAGACAAGATGGAACAGCAGACACAGAAAAAGGTTACGTGTAAAGACATCTTAGATCGAGTCAAGGAGGTTTTGGGGAAGTGACACAATATTTAGTCACAACATTCAAAGATTCAACAGGACGTAAACATACGCACATAACTAAAGTTAAGAGTAATCAAAGGTTTACAGTTGTTGAGGCAGAGAGTAAAGAAGAAGCGAAAGAGAAATATGAGGCACGGAACAAACCAGTTGATGGAGCGACCAACTTAAACGATATCAAATCAAATATTGGTATCTTTCACGTTGAAAAAGTCGGACCAAACGAGGGTATGGTGGATATTAACATTGAGACAATGAAACCATTCGAGGAGGCAGATGATGATTAACATACCTAAAATGAAATTCCCGAAAAAGTACACTGAAATAATCAAAAAATATAAAAATAAAACACCTGAAGAAAAAGCTAAGATTGAAGATGATTTTATTAAAGATATTAAAGATAAAGACAGTGAATTTTACAGTCCTACGATGGGTAATATGAATGAACATGAATTAAGGGCTATGTTAAGAATGATGCCTAGTTTGATTGATACCGGAGATGATAATGATGATTAAAAAACTTAAAAATATGGATTGGTTCGATATCTTTACTGTCGGAATACTGTCATTATTCGGCGTAATCGCACTGATGCTTGTTGTCATATCGCCTATCTATACAGTGGCTAGTTACCAACACAAAGAAACGCACCAAGGAACTATTACAGATAAATATAACAAGAGACAAGATAAAGAAGACAAGTTCTATATTGTATTAGACAACAAGCAAGTCATTGAAAACTCTGACTTATTCTTCAAAGGAAAGTTTGACAGTGCAGACATGCAAGCTAGGTTAAAAGTAGGCGACAAAGTAGAAGTTAAAACGATTGGCTATAGAATACACTTTTTAAATTTATATCCGGTCTTATATGAAGCAAAGAAGGTAGATAAAAAATGATTAAACAAATATTAAGACTATTATTCTTACTAGCGATGTATGAGCTAGGTAAGTATGTAACTGAGCAAGTATATATTATGATGACGGCTAATGATGATGTAGAGGCGCCGAGTGACTTCGCAAAGTTGAGCGATCAGTCTGATTTGATGAGGGCGGAGGTGTCAGAGTAAATGATGTGGTTAATCATAGCAATTATATTACTAGTCATCTTATTGTTTGGTGTGATGTTGCAAGCTGAACAGTTAAAAGGTGATGTGAAAGTTAAAGAGCGAGAGATAGAGATATTAAGAAGTAGATTGAGACACTTTGAAGATTAACGGGGGTTAAACAAATGAGTTTGAGAAAATCAACGCAAAGATATTTAGAAAGTGAATTAAGCAATTACAATTACTTCGATAAAGATATAGCGCGTGTAAGAGATGAAGTTTTAAACCCGTGGAGTCAACAAGATACTAATATCGGTGGAGATAGGGTGCAAAGCAATGTAAGTGTAACTGAAATAAAAGCTATTAGAGTTGTTAATGATAGAAGATTATCGCAATTGGCCAGAATGAAATCGGCTATAGAGGTTGTATATAATCATAGCACTACAGAAACTCAAAAACTTATGGAACTTTATTATTTTAAAAAGCCTAGAACATTAAATTTAACTGGTGTAGCTCAAGAAATAAATGTAAGTAAATCTACCGCTTATGATATGAGGAAAGATATTTTAGTTAGGTTAGCTGATGAATTAGGTATAATACATTAAGTTTGGAAAAAGTCTGGAAAAATAACGTCACTTTCGGTGTTAATATGATAGCGTAAGATATTGACTATCTTACTGCGTTTCCCTTATCGCAATTAGGAATAAAGGATCTATGTGGGTTGGCTGATTATAGCCAATCCCTTTTTTAATTTTAAAAAGCGTATAGCGCGAGAGTTGGTGGTAAATGAAATGAACGAAAAACAAAAGAGATTCGCAGATGAATATATAATGAATGGATGTAATGGTAAAAAAGCAGCAATTTCAGCAGGTTATAGTAAGAAAACAGCAGAGTCTTTAGCAAGTCGATTGTTAAGAAATGTTAATGTTTCGGAATATATTAAAGAACGATTAGAACAGATACAAGAAGAGCGTTTAATGAGTATTACAGAAGCTTTAGCGTTATCTGCTTCTATTGCTAGAGGAGAACCTCAAGAGGCTTACAGTAAGAAATATGACCATTTAAACGATGAAGTGGAAAAAGAGGTTACTTACACAATCACACCAACTTTTGAAGAGCGTCAGAGATCTATTGACCACATACTAAAAGTACATGGTGCGTATATCGATAAAAAAGAAATTACTCAGAAGAATATTGAGATTAATATTGGTGAGTACGATGACGAAAGTTAAATTAAACTTTAACAAACCATCTAATGTTTTCAACAGAAACATATTCGAAATACTAACCAATTACGATAACTTCACTGAAGTACATTACGGTGGAGGTTCGAGCGGTAAGTCTCACGGCGTTATACAAAAAGTTGTTCTCAAAGCTTTGAAAGACTGGAAATATCCTAGACGTATACTGTGGCTTAGAAAAGTACAATCAACAATTAAAGATAGTTTGTTCGAAGATGTCAAAGATTGTTTGATAAACTTCGGTATTTGGGACATGTGCCTTTGGAATAAGACTGATAACAAAGTTGAATTGCCAAACGGCGCAGTTTTTTTGTTTAAAGGATTAGATAACCCAGAGAAAATAAAGTCGATAAAAGGCATATCAGACATAGTAATGGAAGAGGCTTCTGAATTCACACTAAATGATTACACGCAATTAACGTTGCGTTTGAGGGAGCGTAAACACGTGAATAAGCAAATATTTTTGATGTTTAACCCAGTATCTAAACTGAATTGGGTTTATAAGTATTTCTTTGAACATGGTGAACCAATGGAAAATGTCATGATTAGACAATCTAGTTATCGAGATAATAAGTTTCTTGATGAAATGACACGACAAAACTTAGAGTTGTTAGCAAATCGTAATCCAGCATATTACAAAATTTATGCGTTAGGTGAATTTGCTACACTAGACAAATTGGTTTTCCCTAAGTATGAAAAACGTTTAATAAATAAAGATGAGTTAAGACATTTACCTTCTTATTTTGGATTGGACTTTGGATACGTTAATGATCCTAGTGCTTTTATACATTCTAAAATAGATGTAAAGAAAAAGAAGTTATACATCATTGAAGAGTATGTTAAACAAGGTATGCTGAATGATGAAATAGCTAATGTCATAAAGCAACTTGGTTATGCTAAAGAAGAAATTACAGCAGATAGTGCAGAACAAAAAAGTATAGCTGAATTAAGGAATCTAGGACTTAAAAGGATTTTACCAACCAAAAAAGGGAAGGGCTCGGTTGTACAAGGGTTACAATTCTTAATGCAATTTGAAATCATTGTTGATGAACGTTGTTTCAAGACTATTGAAGAGTTTGACAACTACACATGGCAAAAGGACAAAGATACAGGTGAATATACCAATGAACCAGTAGATACATACAATCATTGTATCGATTCGTTGCGTTATTCAGTGGAACGATTCTACAGACCGGTTAGAAAACGCACAAATCTCAGTTCGAAAGTTGACACAATAAAATCTCTAGGATTATAGGAGGGAACAAATGTTAAAAGTAAACGAATTTGAAACAGATACAGATCTACGGGGAAACATAAATTACTTATTTAATGATGAAGCCAATGTTGTTTACACATATGACGGGACGGAATCCGATTTATTACAAAACGTTAATGAAGTAAGTAAATACATTGAACATCACATGGATTACCAACGACCTAGATTGAAAGTGTTAAGTGATTATTACGAAGGTAAAACTAAGAACTTAGTTGAGTTAACACGACGCAAAGAAGAGTACATGGCAGATAACCGTGTAGCGCATGATTACGCATCTTATATTAGCGATTTTATCAACGGCTATTTCTTGGGTAATCCAATTCAATATCAAGATGATGACAAAGATGTATTAGAAGTTATTGAGGCGTTCAATGATTTAAATGATGTTGAGTCACACAATAGATCTTTAGGATTAGATTTGTCAATTTATGGCAAAGCTTATGAGTTAATGA